TTTGAGTCAAAGGAACATAGTGAATATTACAACCTAAGAACCCACCTTTCTGATATTCAATCACATATGATAATGGATACATGTCATAGTATGGTTGTTTTGTCTGTGCTGAGTATGTGAAAAAATACAGTTGGCCAGGTGCAAATCCAGCTGTATCTGCAGCATCATCGTCAAAATTTGTAGAACCAAGTTGATCAAGCAATTGACTACGAAACCAATCTTCACTTACTTGATTACTTACTTTATCTAATATGTTCCGTAGAATACTCATCTGATTCCCAGTTCTTTTTCAGTCATAATTTTGAACTCTAATTTACGGTCTTCACAAAACTCCTTTGCCGCTTTCCATTTTGCTTGATTTTTAACGTATGTCATTGATTCATTTATCATTGTCTTTTTTGATTTGCCCTTAGTTGCCTTTGGTTGTAATGTTTCTCTCATCGGTTTCACTTCGATGACTGACCTACGAATATTACTGTCTTTGTCTTTATATTTAATGAAGAAATCAGGAAAATATCTGCGAACACGATTTGTTGTTGGGTCTAGATAAGGAATCCAAAACTCCTCAGATGCCCATTCAAGTATATTTTCATTCAAATCGCAGTAATTCATAAATTTTCTCTCCCACAAAGACCTATAAATAATATTTTTAGCGTCCCCTTTATATTTTTTGGGGTTAGATGGTCTATATATCCCTTTATAGCTCATATATAGTAATAACAACTTAAGTTTATTTATTGTGGCAAACAATACTTTATTCCCTAGAAGAGGTCAAATATTTCAAGGAAACATTAGAGATGTTAGAGATACTGTTGCACGTCCGTCTTTTGACACTCTCTATCAAGTTAATTTTTCTTTTGGAAACTGGCAAACATGGTTAGGTTCTACTCTAAGTAAGAATCGAACTCAGGGAACCGATTTTATGGAGAAGATGTCAATATTATGTACACAAGCAGAACTTCCAGGCACAAGTTTTGTAGAATCTTCAGTGACTGGTCATCATCAAGGTATAACTGAAGCATTTCCAAGTCTTAGAAATTTTCCTCCTTTAAATCTTGTTTTTTATTGTGATGCGGATCAGGTGATATTGGAAGTGTTTGAAAGTTGGATGTCATTCATCAATCCAGTTTTTACAGAACAGAGAACTAGAAGCGCATTCACTCGATTGAACTACCCAGAGGACTACAAGGAAATTATTCATATCACAAAATTTGAAAAAGACTCTTTCATAGAGAAATCAAGAACAACATCTTACAAGTCAAGTTTTACACAATACGAAATTGTTAATGCTTGGCCAACTAACATGACATCAATGAGAGTTGCCTATGGTGACTCAAATGTGTTAAGATGTAATATGCAGTTTGCTTATGACAGATTCTTTACAACACACACAAAAGATGCAACACATTTTTCATTCCCCGAACAAACATTTAATGGTCAGACTAAAGAGTTTCCAAATGATTATAGACCAGCGAAAGAAGTAAGAAAAGAACAATCTAGAATAAATCGTGAATTTAACGAATCAATGGGTATAAAAGGTGACAAAAATAATCATGATTTCTATACCATGTAATACCACCTATATAAAATACTGAATCAATTATTATGCCATTACCAACAATTGAAACTCCAACCTATGAGTTGAAACTATATTCATCAAACAAAAAAGTTAAGTATAGACCTTTCCTTGTAAAAGAAGAGAAAGTTTTAATCATTGCTTTAGAATCAAAAGATCAAAGTCAGATTACACACGCTGTCAAGGAAGTATTGAAGAAGTGCATTCTTACGAAAGGAATTGACGTTGATAATCTTCCCACATTTGATATCGAACAATTGTTTTTAAATATTCGTGCTAAATCTATTGGAGAGGATATTAAATTACAAGTTACATGTCCTGATGATGGAAAAACAAAAGTTCCAGTTACAATATATGTGGATGAAATTAAAGTTGTTAAACCAAAGGGTCATGTAAAAGATATTGTTTTAGATGATAACATGACCCTTCGGATGAAGTATCCATCATTAAATCAATTTATTGAAAATAATTTTGATACAGATGATGAATCGGGAACTATGGTTGATAAAACATTTAAAGTTGTGGCTGATTGTATTGATACAATCTATTCTGGTGAAGACGCATGGGATGCTAAGGATTACACACCATCCGAAAGACTTGATTTTATAGAACAATTAAATTCACAACAATATAAAAAGGTAGAGAACTTTTTCTCAACAATGCCTAAATTATCACACACCATTGAAGTTGTGAATCCAAACACAAAAGAAAAAAGTAGTGTTGTTCTGGAGGGTCTGGCTGATTTTTTCGCCTAAGTATTGCAAGGGAAGATCTTGAATCTTATTTCCGTGTCAATTTCGCTCTCATGCAATACCATAAATACTCTTTGACGGAACTTGAGAATATGATTCCTAGGGAGAGGGAGGTTTATATCGCTCTTCTTTCAGAATACATTGAAAAAGAAAATCTAAAAGCTCAACAACAACAAGGCACTGGAAGATATGGATGAGGAACAATCCAATAAAAAAATAGATATAAACAGTTTCTTTGACCGAACTGATGAAGTTGAAGAGGTGGCTAATAAGGCCTTAAAACAATCCTCTCTCAGTATGAATGCGGTTAAGGCTAATCAAACATTAATTAATAGTATATCAGTCTCAATCGAGGCGATGAAGACAGAAATTAGAGATATTGCAAATTATATCGTAATAGAGAAAAAATTTGAGAAAGACGCTGCAGAAGATAGACGTTTTGAAGCGGAGGATAAGGAACAGAAAGAAAAAATGGATGAGAGACTAAAAGCACTCTTACCAGAAAAAAAATCAATAACGAAGAATGAGGAGGCTGCCCCACCTCCAGAGGAGAAAAAAACTGGTGGTTTACCCGCTTTTCTTGCTGGATTAGTAAAATTTGTAGGTGGTCTAGCACTTGGGGCTGGACTCATCGCCTTGGCGCCTTTGATATTGAAAGGACTTGCGATTGGTGCTGCAGTTGGATTGACAACTCTTATTCTTGCAAAAATTTTGCCACCTCTATATAAATGGGCTAAAAATTTCCTCTCGCCAGTTTTTAAATTTTTATCAAATCAGATAAGAAGACTTGAGGGTCTGCCAATAGTAGGAGGCATTGCTGGTAAAATAGCAAACGCACTTGATAGTGGTGCAAAATCAACAAGTGAAAAAATTGCAAAATCTTTAGAAAGCAATCTTAAAGGAAATGGAGGAGGAACTGAAGGAGGCGGTGGCGGTGGAGGAAATGGTGAAAAGGTAGAGGTTGATACTAGCACAACTACCGATTCAAATATGAAGATAGAAAATAACGAAGTAAAAGATTCCTCTGAAAAAATTAAGAATAAGGTGAAGGAAGGTGATAGTGATAAACCAAAATTATATGCTGATTATATAGAGGAGGGTGCTGAAATAAAAGAAATGGGTAAAGGTGGTTTTACAATTACCTATCCTGATGGTAGTGAACAAATACTAAGAACTCTTGGCATGGGTGGTGAAGGTAACACCATTGAAGAAAAGTTTAATAGCACTATTACAAACCTTGAAGCATTTCAAAAGAAACAAGCAGAACTGAAGGCAATCAGCGATAAGAAGTTTGAGAGTGACTTTTTCAAACAAAGAGAAAATCAAAGTAATGTTAATGTTCAGAATATAAAATCTAGTGGTCGTCTTAATTTAAATGAACAAGTCATCACTAATTTTGATCCATCCCAAGTCTCACAGGCAGAGATTAGAGGAAGTTCAACCACTGTAGCATATGTAAGAGCTTCAAATAATCGATATTTATCAACAAATATTAAAACATTACCACCAGAAATATTGAGAGGGTTTGGTTAATGGCTGAAAGTAAGTTTCTGATTACTAAATGTACTCTTATGCCTAATGGGTGTGCGTTAGACGAACCCTATGAGATTCGACAGGGAGCTCCAGCAATAGAGTATTATGAAAGTATTATGAGTCCAAGTATATCAATGACTCTTAGGTTTATAGATGTTGACCAAGTGATAGGTCGAAAAGGAATTACTGGTGGAGAACGTATTGAATTAACTATCAAAGATGGTGATGAGGACGTGTTTAAAATCTCAAAAGAACATAATATGATGTTGAACTCCGTCAAAGACATAGTGACTACCTCTAAGATTCAAGAAAGCACTTTGGAATTTGTCTCGATGGAAATGATTACTAACGAAACAGCGAGATTAAATAAAAAATTTAGTGGAAATGTCTCAAATACTGTAAAGGATATAATTGAAAATTATATTGTCAAAGATTATCAAGATAAAAAGAAATTATTTGGCCCCGAAACAAAAAAAATTGGTGAGCGTGAAATTGAATCAGATAGAGCGACTAACTCTTACTCGTTTATCGGAAATCTAAAACATCCATTTGACGTAATTCAGTGGTTATGTCCAAAAACGCAGTCATCTAAACAAAATTTTGGTTTTTTATTTTTTGAAACTTTAGATGGCTATAACTTTAGATCAATTGAACAACTTTTGAAACAAGAACCATTACTATATGAACAAACAGATAGTCCAACATCAAAGCTTCCTAAAATTTTGCAGAATCGAGTTGACCAAACAAACGATATCGGTATTAATTGTAAGTTAGGAATGTATTCTAATCGAACAATATACATTGATATTGAGAATAAAGCAGCGAGTGTAACTGATTTTAAAGTAAAAGATTTAGAATTAAAAAAACCAATTAAACTGATGGATGGACTTGAGGATCATCCGACTCGACTCATGCTTCGAGTTAATGATTTTGGAGTTGCACAGGTAGGTGCTGCAAAGAGCGAAGTTCAACCAGAAACTGAGCTTGCCGTGTATCAAAATAAGTCTTATATTAGGAATAACTTGTTATTCTCACAGACTATGAGAATTTCAATCGCATTGAACACAACTTTAAGAGCTGGACTTTTGATTGACATTAGATTACCTGTC